CCTTTAAATCTTAAAGAACCTTTAATATATCTAGTATTACCTAAATCAGACATTTACTTCAGTATTAATATATTTTGTTATGAACACATCCATTGCACTTGCACCTTTTTTCAATCCAAAATAGAAGTAAAATGGTGCTCCAACCAAAAACGTTTGTTCAAAGTTTTGTGGTATTGACTCGGTTGGTACTCCGTTATTATCAAAATTAATTTGAGTACCTCTGATGTAATAACCATTGGCCTCGTCATTTTGGAAATATTGTGACGCCGGATTTAATCTGTCTAAACTTTGATATTTGTAAGAGAAAAACGAATTGTCATTTGTGTAATAATTGTTTGACTGACTACCAAATATATTTTGAGGTGTCTGACCAACATAATCTAAACCCCATTGATAAAATGGAACTTCCTGTGAATTAGTTGTAATATTAGTAAACCAACAATCAATTAGTTGTTGATTATTTATCAACGTACCTGAACTATTCCAATTAGTTCTTCTTGGAGAGATGTAATCTCTATCTTGAGTATCACCTGTAAGTAATAAACCAAATACTGGATATAAACCAACTTGACCAAAAAATACTGAATTGGAAGTATAAGATTCAGATGAAAATTCCGTTATACCAAATTGTGAATTTATAGCAATCATTTGTGAATAATCACCATCAACATATCCAGGTACTAAAGTAGCCCCATTATTATTCCATCGTTTATTTGAAAAATATGTTTTAACCGCAGGGTCAGTACTACCTTCATCTGGACTACTTGACAGAGGTATGAGTTGTTGCATTGCGGTTGTATTAATTAATCTACTTAATATAAATAAATTTAATATATCAGTAACCCCTTGGAACGATGTTGATTTAACTTTATCAACAATATACCCATCATAGTCGTCATTATATACTAACTCTTGTATAAAATCTGACTTTGGTCCTAAATCCAATAATGTTGTTGGTGAACCTAAAAATTTATCATTACCTGTATTAGTAGCATTTCCTCTATTATTCTTTTTACCAATAAAACTTCCTGTCTCAGGATTATTTTGGTCAGTTGTTTGGAATGGACTACTTCTATAATAGAAGTTACTTGTTTGGTCATGTAAATAAATTAAATCCGTACAATATAAACTTGATGGGTTATTATTTAAATCAAATATTCTTTGGTTTTGGAACGGGTAAGCATATAATGTACCATTAATATATTGATTAGTAAAATTGTGAGATGTAACATCAAAACATAACGCCAAATTTAAATTAATTCTTGTCATCCATTCAACCAAATTTCTAGTGTCTTGACCAATAGTTAATAATGGTCTTGATACTACGTTATAACAACCTTTATTTTCAAGGAAAAATAATTCATTACCTGATGGGTCAATATAATCTTGAACACAATTAGGTAATATAATTGGTTGACCCTGAGAATTAACACCATAACAAGATAATGGAACCGCATCACTGCAATTACTTAAACTATTTAATACGTCAGAATAACTTGGCGGTGTAAATATTTGCGAACTTTCGTTATTTGTTTGAGGTGTTGTATCAATTGTTATAGTTTGTAACGATTCACCTTCATCACTAACTTTAAAAATTGCAAACTGACTATTTTGATGTAATAAAAAACTATTAATTCTTATTGTTTGGTTAGTGGTTGAGGTCGGTAATCTATCTGACCTGAACACAATTTTCATTCCGTCAGTTAAAGAAGTTGTCATACCTGAAAAATATTGTGTTGAATAAAATTTTGGGTTTCCATTAAATGCCGATGAACTGTATGGTGTTAATACAGCCCCAGAACCGTCAGTAAACTCATCGATATAATTAATACCAAAATTCCATATTGCTCCCTGATATCCTTGAGAATATGAAAAATTACTTCTCATAAAAGACGCACCATCAACCACTTCATTCCCTTGGTAACCTAAAACGTTTTTATTGTTTGTACATCTATTATCTCTTAGGGCAGTGTAAAAATCAAATGGAGTTAATGAACCTCCGTTAGGTACTGTATATTCTTGGGAATTTGTAAATACTTTTGTAAATGTATTAACATTGTAATTAGAACTATTTAGATTACAGTTATTGTTTGAATTAATAGTTAAAACCTGTTGTCCGTTAGAATTTGTTATTTTATTTAAAATATTTACACCAAAATTATTAGTAATGGTTCCATCAGATTCTATAATTGTAATATACTGCCATGGATTACCATTCCAAAATAAATTACCATCTCCTGATATTGAGCCATTTAAATAATTAAATGTATTAGAGTCAACCGATGAATAATATGATGGTAATGTAGTATTTCCATTAGTAACATAGTCATTCTGATTATAGGTAAACGCATAACTTGGTTTAAATAAGTTTGAAGTATTATTTAATGTATCATTATGTTTATCTGAATAAATTGTTCCTGTAATAGGATAATTCATTTTAAATTCACCCTCAACAATTAAAGGAATTGGGGATGTATTATAGTCATATCCAAAAATTCTACTTAAATCAATTTTTTGAGGGATTCTAGGTGAATGAGTATCAACACCTCTTTGTATGAAAATTAACTTATATTCATCATAATCTTCGATGTAATTTGTCAATGTATTATAACCAGCATTAACAACACCTGTAGCCCTATTTGGTTTTGTTCTAATAAATGGTATTCTTCTTAAGGTTTCATTGCCTAATCTTTGTAAATATCTAACACCAAAACTTAAACTATCTGAATTTGAATTTGCTAATTGAACATATTGTCCAATAGTCATTCCTGTAATAACTTGGAAGTATTCAATATCTGCGGCAAACGAAGTTGTTTTATCTACTGATGTTGTTGAAGATAATATTGGCACATTATAATATGCTGTCAAATCAGTTCCACCTAACGGATTAATGTCATTTAACGGGGAGTTGGGGTTAGCATATTTAACTTGTAAAGTTCCAGGAAATATTGTTGTTCCTGTTGTAACATTTCTATTTAAATCACCACTTAAAGTATCCTCTTGGAATGAAATTAATTCACCTGAAGAATAATCAGGAGCCGTCTTATCCAAGACTAAAATCATTATATTATCATAGTGGAAATCATTGGGACCAGTATTATCTGCAGGGAACCATGTTGATTTTATTTGGTTCCACCCAAGTTCATTACCACTACCAAAACCAGGAACGTTATTAAAGTATTTTGATTTGGTATTAAATAAATTGTATAACTCAGATGGTGGTAATACCGTTGTGGTATAATCTTCCCCCCCGTACTGAGGTTCATAATCAGCATTTAGAAAAAATACCGGACTTATTGGAGCTCTTTTATTATTACCATCCGTTAAACCTGCAATAATTTGCCCAACAACATTTACACTTGCTGGGGGGATTCCATTATATAAAACAATTGATGTACTATTAATTAACATAGATGTTTGAGCATCATACACGGGTTCGGGAAACGAAACATTAGGACCCGCATAACTATCATCAATACCCGAACTTGAATTACATTTACATCTTTCACATCCATCATCGGTATATAAAACTAACGGTAATGTAATATTTTTAAGATTTTTAGCAGCTTTCTTTACATCATCATAAATTAATGCTAATGTTACCGCAGCACCTGCCCACAATGCGGCAACAAGACCATACATTACCGACCCTAATATCCAAGGAATAGGATATAATTGATAACAAAAAATTGCTAAACTTAAATTTTGACCTGCGTAATACAAAAAAAGAGCCCCAAGTAATATCATAGTTGCAGGTAAAATTGTTATAAACAAAAATGCCAACACATGAAGAATAAACAAAACACCTATGAATATAAATTTGAATAGATTTAAGAAAAATGATATTACGATATAAAGAAAATCAACCCTATAAAATGCATCATTAGTAGGGAATGTGTTATAATCCCCCTGACAACTTGTATCAGTGATTTTTTTAACACCAACAGTATTCCAAGCAAATCGACTACCCTGATATCTATCGATAAACTGAGTTGTTGTATAAACTTTATTATATGACATGTCGTAAAATGTGTCCCGACAATTAATTGCCTCATCAGGTACCGCATAATCATTCCAATCTAAACTGAAAGCATAAGAACCTTCTAACATAAACCTTTCAAAAGGAATATTGTAAAAAGTAATAAGAAACTGAGCTGCAGGGTCTTCTCTATAAAATTGTAATGTGTAAGTTCCAGCTTCTCTAAATAATTGACTAAGATAAGGATTACCATTAGGGTCAGTTATTGTTAAATCTCTAACATTCTGTACAGTTTTAATCCTAAAAATATCACCTTCGTTAACTGTAAGTGTTGCAATAACCAAATCACTATCAGGTAACTGACCACTATCGGTAAAATCAAACTCACTAAAAGCTAATGATATTGGGTCAGTAGATGGGTCTTGCCATCCTCTTTCTTTAATGTTTGGTAATAAAAAATACGCTCTCTTGGTTGGGTCACTTAAAGCCGGTGATTGAGACCACTTAACTTTAAATCTATATTTACCTCTTGTTGGTACTCCCAACTTAGGGTCATTACTTATTTTTTTAACACCATTTTCATCAGTATACACATAGTCCAAGTTCATGGGTACTTCTAATACCCATACCCCATTTTCGTCAATAACTTTACCATCATTATCTAATTGAGCTTGTTCTAAAATTGGTCTACCATCTTTATCATTAAAGATTGTTTGTCTCAAAGCTACTATCTGACCCGGACCTGTGGTCATGGTACATAATTCACCAGCAGTCCTTTTAACTTTACATGCCGATTGTGTTTCATTTAAAAATTTAAAGTTTTTACCAACTTTTTGAGTATCATCTGTTGATATTATCGAACCCATAAAAACCGCAGTAGGTTCAAGTTTAACATTATTCTCAGATGTTAAATCAAAGTCAACTCTCGCAATGTTATAATTACAAATCTCAAATTCACCAAAGAATGGTTCAATCTGAACAGTTTTTTGAACTGTTATAATTTGTGGTAACTCAGCGTAATTTGTTGATGATTTAAATTTCGAACCATTAACAGTATCTTCAGTAGCCAATCCCATTCTTATCAAATCCTGAGGAGTTAATGAAAACTCACCAATATCTGAAAGGTCAACTTGCATAAATAAAGTTTGTTGTCCCAATGGAAGACCAAAAATCATGTAGTCACCCGACTCATTAGTCTTAACCGTAAACTTGTAATATTTTTCGTAAACCTGAATAAGTGGTTTATCTGTTAAAACATCTAAGCGTTCAGGGAAAGTACCAGTAGGCACGTGACCTGAGTGTGATTGAGTATAAGGTAAGAGATTGTATCTATATCCATCATCATTAATATCTGTAAAATTTGTATAAGGATATAATGATGCAATATAGTCATTTTGAGTATCTATGTCCTCGATTGGGACAAATACAGAAACTCTTGCGTTAGGAATACCAAAACCATTATTACAAAATATTCTACCACAAACAATCCCATAATCCGCGCAACTTCTAATGTAGATATCGTCAGGACGAATGGCCAAAGACAAAATTTCTAACGTATCAAAATTTTGTTCTAAAACTATAGGTATCTTAACAGGGATATTTTGATTAATACCTAATTGGGTACGTATTCTATATGACTTCGGCATTTTACTTTTTTAATAAATAGTTTAGCTACTATTTTCAAAATAGTAAATTATGTTTCAAAGTTAAGAGAAGTTGACAGTACTTAAATTTAAAGTACTTACAGTAATATCCTTATTTGGAAATCTAATTTGATAAATTTGTGATGGTGTAGCAAATAATGTATCGTTAATCAAACCAATTTGTTTTGTTGCACTATTACTATAAGCTTGTGATGTTTGATTTGAAGAGTACTGTCCTCCGACTAAATTAAATACATTTAATTCACTGATAGATAAAATACCGTTTAATGATTGTATTAATCTTTTTAATTCAGATATGTAAACATTTTCACCCATGTTCCTATTTAAAGGACTGAAAAAAGTATCGATAGTATTAACTATATTGGTAACAACAGTTCCTTGATTTTGTGTTGAATCTAATACCACACTAATCTCAAGTTTTAAATCAATGACCTCAGCACTTTCGACAGAAACATAATCATTAATCATTCGATAATTTGATAAATAATTTGAGACATTTGTTTTCAAACTACTTGATACATTTGAACTTAGTCTACCTTCATCGTCAAAAGATAACATTTTAACTTTAATTTTATTATCTTCTTCAGTGATAGCAACTTTTGCTGGTGCTCCAAATTGTGACGGCATTTTTCTTAAAACCGCATTATAATCATTAATTGTTACCGCCCTATTTTGAGAAGAAAAGTTAAATCCAATTAAGTTTCTAACTTCTTCAACAGTTGGAACGTTAGCTCCACCAATAGCCGCAGTAACATTTGTACAAGAAATACTATTAATAACTGAACTATTGATTGATGGATTCGGTCCATTAACCGCAAAATTTATCGTACCTATTTGGTTGATAACACTTGTACCTAAATTAGTTCCCAATCCACCACCAATTCTATATTGAACAAATAATGTTGTATTTGGAGTAATTGTTGAACCTAATGATAAATTATTTGAATATTTAGACAAATCTAAAGGTGTTCCATTTCTAGCAAACTCTCTTAACAGTTCATCCGTTGACTGACTTCCACCACCAAATGTCATTTTTAAAAATCCTTGTGGAGTATATTCAGTTATAAACTTATCACTTGTTTGAAGATATTTACCAACTTTTTTTCCAGCCGCACTTTGTGAACCTGTTGGGTCTTCAACAAATATTCTATCTTGAGCCAACGCATCAACCTCATACCATCTATTGTTTAGACCTAAAAATTCTTCAACAGACGGAACGTTATTGTAGTTTAGTCCATCTTTTAATAAAACACTTGTAACCCCTAAAACATTTTTTTCAGGTAAAAACAATTCTAAAAATGGTCTTGACTCAGAGGTAGTAATAGTCTTTCTAAAAACTTTAGTAATACCATTAACTACGGGTTCTCTTTTAGTTATTCTATAGTTTATTGTTATTCCATTCGCGTTTTGAATAGGTGTTTTAGTTCTATTTCTAAAACCTTCACTATTTGTTTCCTTTGAGAAGTCTATGTCACCGGCAGTTTCAAAAACTTGTCCTGCGCCATATACTTGTGAACCTCTTCTTAATATTCCACAATATTTAATATTTTCTTTATCCCCATCAGCAGGAACTACAATTGAGAAATCGACTAAAGCAACTGACGGTCTTTGACCAGGAATTTTAAGTCCATATGTTCTAGCAATATTATATATAGATGAGCTCTGTTGAGCATATTGTAACACAGTTTCTTGTATACCTCTATCAATGTGATAATGTAAATTATCAGTAACTGCAGCATTAAGGTCTAAAAACACTGAAAAAACTGCAGCATCATTAACATTTTGAACTAACTCAGGGTAATACGCTTTAACAAAATTTACTAACTCTTGTCTTATATTTTGAAAGTCCCTTGTTGTGTATGATATTTGTTTGTTTGCCATATTATATATTAATTATTACAAAACTACTTGAGTTAAAGACATCATTTGTTATTTGATAATCAATTCTTACTTTAGCAGTATATTCTTTAGTTGCTAATCCTGGTATTGTTAATTGTGTATTCACAACATTTCCTTCTGTTGTAACATATGGTCCGGCTTCTTCAGATGAAAGAGCGGTAACACTTATTGAAGTTATCAATAAGTTAGGTATATATGTTTCCACAGAATCTTTAATTTCCGATTCAATATCATTGAATGTTGGTCCATCTAATGGTTCAAAAATATATTCATACAATCTTGTACCAAAATCAGGTAAAAAATATCTACTACCTTTCCGAGTTAATAATAAGTGTATTAAATTATTTTTAATCTCATCAGTAGTAGTTTCAGATAAATTAAGATATTTTCCAGTTAAGGTATCACCAAAAGGAAAATTAATACCGTATGTTACACCATTACCCATATTTCATAAATAGTATGAAATTAAAAATCCCGACCTAGCTCGGGATAACACATCGGATTTTTTTAAGAAGAACAACCAAAACAATCAAATTCACTATTTTCAGGTTTGTCAGGTACATTCATATAACTGTAATCAACCTTTGGGGGTTCAGGTGTTGGTGTTGGTTTGTTAAATTTTGATACGT